ACCCGGCGGACTGGTGCGCGGAGCATGTCCACGTTGAGAACTCGGAGCGCGGGGACAAGTTCGACCCGTCACAAACGCGCTGGTGGATCAAGCCGATGGGCTGCTATGCGGATTTTGAGACGCGGCAGATGGTCTGCCTGATGCCGACCGGCACGGGCAAGAGCACGTTTTTCGAGGCCATCAACTGCTGGATTGCAGCGGAGTCGCCGGGATCGACGCTCTACGCCTCGATCACCGACCCGAACGCCGAGCTTTGGGGCGAGACGCGATTCTTGAAAGCTGCGCGGAAATGCAAGCCGCTGGATCACCTATGGCCGAAAAATCAGCGCAACGCCATCCGGCGGGACGCTATCGTCTGGCCGCATATGTTCATGGTTCTCGGTGGGGCGAACATGAGCAACTTCCAAGAAGTCTCGATCACCTACGGATGCGGTGACGAGGCGTGGGAGTGGAAGCACGGCATGGTGCGCGAGTGGAACGCTCGAAGTCACAACCGCGAGAACCGGAAGTTCACCCTCGTCTCCCAAGGCGGCGAGATCGCCAACGAGGACGGGCAAGGAACCACGAGCGAGCTGCACGCCGAGCATGACAAGTGCCGCAAGTGGGATTTCGCGTGGCAATGCCCGGAGTGTTCGCATGTCCAAGCGTTCGCGTTCGAGTCACTGAAATTTCCAGAATCGGGAACCAACCAGGAGCGGGCAGATGCGACCGTCATGGTCTGCGCTGGCTGCCAGCATGAGTTTGCCGATACGATTTCCAACCGCCGGATGCTGCATGACAGCTACAAGGAGAACGATGGCTACATCCTGACAAGCGACAACGGGCAGCGCGGCTATGAAGGATTCCACGCCGACCGGACAGCGGTCTGGTGGCAAGCGTGGGGCGAGGACGTGCTGCGGAAGCTCGCGGCGGATCAGCAAGCCAAGGCCGGTGACTACACCGCGTTAAAGCAGTGGACGCAGAAAGACCGGGCGCGGGGCTGGACAGACAACCTGCAAGCGTCCGAGATCAAGCTGGCGGCCAGCGGCTACACGCGGGCGGACTTCATCGACGGGCAGAAGATCGACGGCGAGGTCGTGAGGTTCTGCACGATAGACGCTGGCGGCGATCATTACTGGCTCAGAATCCGGGCATGGTGCCAAGGCGGCGAGTCAAAAGGACTCTTCGCCGCCTACATCAACACCGTCGAGGAGTGCGAGGAAATCCGCAGCCGCTACGGAGTCGAGCCGCGCCACACCTTCCTCGATGTCGGATTCGATCAAGAGCGCATGGCTGGGATCATCGTCCGGTATGGATGGCAGGGCATGAAGGGCGACGGCAACCGCAAGAGCGGCTGGGATTGGCCGGTGAAGGGCGACCCTACAAAAAAGGAAATCCGGCTTTACTCGAAACGCTGGTATGCACTGAGCAAGGAAAAGAAGCAGGCCGTTTGCTGGCACATCGCCACCGAGCCGATCCAATACATCCTGCACCGGCTGATGTCCGGTGAAGGTGCTGCGTGGATGGTCGAGGACGACGCGCCGCCGAGCTACGGAAAGCACCTCAACGGCGAGCGGATCGAGACGACCCGAGATGCGAAGGGCAAGGAAATCCGCAAGTGGGTTCGCAAGGGCGCGAACCACCTGCGTGACTGCGAAGCGTATCAGGTGGCTGCCGCGCTCATGTTCCGAATCTTCACCCCACCAAAAGACGATGAGTAAAAAGCGCGGAGTCTATCGAAGCAGGCGCACTGAGACGAAGAAGCGGGCGGATGATCGACGGCGCGAATCAGGGATTTACTACGAAGAGGAAAAGAAGGTCTGGGTATCGCTGAAAGGTAAGCAGGTGCCGCCACCGTTGAAAATCAGACCACGCTATCTGACCCCGACCGACATTGACCCAGATACGAAAAAGGAACTGGCGCGAGCGGTGAGCGGATCATCCCTGATGATTGACCGCTACGAGGCATCCAGGATCATCATCGCCGACGCTATCGAGCGCGGACTGGCGAAGGCTGCTGACGATGGGTGCGAGGAGTGAAAAAAAAGTCTTTACAACCTCATAGGCATTGCCTAGTTTCAACGCATGGCCAAGCCGAAAGCATTTGATTCATGGACACCCGAGCAGCAGGATGCTTGGCTGGAGAAAAAGCGTGAGTATCACCGCAAGCATTACGCAGCCAACCGTGAGAAGGTTGCAGAAAAAGGACGCAAGCGTCGCGCAGCCAACCCTGAGAAACTTGCGGAGAAACGCCGCAAGTATTACGCAGCCAACCGTGAGAAGATCGCGGAGAAAGAGCGCAAGCGTCGCGCAGCCAACCCTGAGATCGCGGAAAGGAACCGCAAGTGGCGCGCAGCCAACGCTGAGAAGCTTGCGGAGGAGAAACGCAAGTGGGCAGAAGCCAACCCTGAGAAGATTGCGCAGATAAACCGCAAGTATGCCGCAGCCAACCGTGAGAAGATTGCGGAGTATCAACGCAAGTATCGCGCAGCCAACCCTGAGAAGATTGCGCAGATAAAACGCAAGTATCGCGCAGCCAACGCTGAGAATAATAGGGAGTATTACCGCAAGTGGGCAGCAGCCAACCGTGATAAGATTGCGGAGCAAAGACTCAAGCGTCGCGCAGCCAACCCTGATAAGTTTGCGGAGTATTACCGCAAGCGTCGCGAAGCCAACCGCCAGCAAGCCGCCGCTGACCAGTTCTTCGTAATGGCCGGAGCCGCACAACAGATTTCCGAAGCAATAGGAAAACCAAAACAGAAAACAACATGACAACAACACTGACAAACCAACAGGCACAAATCGACGCATTCATCACTCACTTCCGCCGAGGCGTGGAAGAGTGGATCACCGCAGGGGAAATCCTCGTCCAGATGGTCGAGCAAGACCCCTACGTTTACGACTACATCATCCAGCAATGCCCGCAGATCAACGCTGGCATCCTCGGACGGTTCGAGCAGATGGGGCGCAAGACCTTGCACCCGCAGCTCCTGCTGACCGCATCGCCGGGCTTCGCCAAGCTCCAACGCCTCCCCTACTCGCTGCAAGAGCGATACATCGAGGAGCCAGTGCCGGTGATCGTCCACACCGAGGACGGCACGGACGTTCTGCTGGTCAAAGCCAAGGACATGACCAAAGAGCAGGCCGCGCAGGTCTTCGCCCCTGGACGCATCCGCACCGAGGGCGAGCAGAAAGCGTTCCTCGTGCAGCAGGCATCCCACCGCGCCAGCGACAAGAAGGAATCCGTGGACAGGCCGTGGAAGATTCGTGGCCACCGAGCAATCATCAACGGCGTGGAGTTCACGCGCAAAGAGCTTTACGCGATCCTCAGCCAGATGGAGTGACCCCGCAAAAGTTGACTTTCGCCACCATGCGGTGAATCCTCCCGCATGGCATCGGCTTTCTCTCAAGCACAGGCAGTCTTTCGCGCGATCCGTGGAAACCCCACGTTGATTGAGGCGAAAAAAGCCGAATATCTGGCTGCCGCGACTGCCATCACATCTACGACCGGCGGGATTCAGGTAGAATCTGCCACAGTCAACGGCCAATCATTTTCCGGCAAAGCAACCTCGACACCCGCCGAGCGTTTACAGATCCTCCAACTCGTGATGAGTATGATTGAGCGCGATTCCGCCGGAAGCCGAACCACCAGAGCCGCATTTCTATGATACTCGACCAATACGGAAACGCCGCTAGTTCATCCTTTCTGCGCAGGCCTTCGCGCCACGCCAACCTCGGCGGCGGCGACAGGCCGAGCGAATCACGGAACCTTCGTGACCTGCACAAGATCGTCACGAAATACGACCGCGAGACGCTGCAATCCGCGAGCCGCACGCTGTATCTCAACTCACCGCTGATGGTCGGCGCATCCAACCAGATCGGGATTTACGCGGTAGGCAACGCATGGCTGCCGACCTACAAAGGCAAGGACAAGGAGTTCGGAGATGCTGCGAAATTCTGGCTAAAAGATGAATGGTATCCCATCTGCAACATCGACGGCGACATCGCGGACTTTACATCTGACATGTTCGTTGACTCGGTAAGCATCGACCGCGACGGCGAGGTTTTCGAGTATTCGACGCAGACGAAAAACGGATACCCTCAGATTCAGCAAATCCCCTCGCATCGGATTTCGAGCGGTGAAAAGGATGACGGCATCCAGAAGACCGGCAAATATGCAGGCTACGATCTGTATGACGGCATCGTGTATTTCCCCGGCACATCAATCCCGGTCGCCTATTCGCTTTGCGACGTTGACGGCAAGCACAAGCAGTTCATCGAGAAGAAATTCATCCTCCACGTTTTCGACCGTTACTGGCCGGAGCAACGCCGGGGACTGCCGCTCTTCTGGCACTCCCTCAACAACCTCCGCGACATCATGCAGAGCGAAGAGTGGGAGCGAATGAACCTGCTTTCGATGTCAAGCCTCAACTACACCGTCGAGAACGAGACAGGTGGACCGGACATGGAAGAGCCTGGATACGTTCCGGGCGACTGCGGAAACCTCGCCGTGCAATTCCTGCAAGGCGGGCGCATCATGTATGCCAAGGCCGGAGCAGGTGAGAAGATCACCCAGCATCAAAACTTCCGCCCCGGCAACCCGTGGCATGAATTTTACGACATGCAGGCGCGGCAATGTCTGGTCGGCGCCTGCTTGCCAGCAACGCTCTGGAAACCATCCGGGCAAGGCACAGCGCAGCGCGAAGACATCGGCAAAGCGTGCCGCTTCGTCGAGGATCGCCAAGCCATCCTTGAGAAGGTCGCTAAGTGGAGAGTGCGCAAAGCGATTGCGTGGGCGATGGAAAACAACCGCATCCCGCAATCTGCCGACTGGTTCAACTGGGGATTCACCCGCCCACCGAAGCTCACGATTGACGACGGACGCAGCCTCAAGGAAAAGATGGCTCTTTACGACAAGGGGCTTATCAACGCCACCTCGATCCTCGGCGAGCTGTCGATGGACTTGGATGAAAGCATCGACGAGCGCACCGAAGAGGCAGCGAAAACCATTATCAGCATCCGCGAGAAAAACGCAAAATACGGCGTCGAGATCGACCCGCGCAGCATCCGACTTTTGACAGCCAGCGAACAACCGCAACCAGACGAAACCCTATCCCAACCATGATCACAATCGAAAACAAAGGCGGCAAGGTGAAGCTCAATGAGCAAGTCACCCAGGACAGCATCAAGCGCATGATCGACGAGATCGGCAGACTCTTCGGAGCAAAGGCCGTTGCCGAAGGTGCAGACTTTGGCGAGATCATGAACAGCGCGGAAAACGCCGTTGACGTTCTCGAACTCGAAATCAACAGCCCAGGCGGCAACGTGTTCGATGGTTACACCATCTACCAAGAGATCAAATCTCTGCAAGACCGTGGCGTTGTTGTCAACGCTACGATCACCGGCATGGCCGCCAGCATGGCTAGCGTCATTTGCATGGCCTGTGACAAGGTTTCGATGGTCAAGCATGGTCGCATGATGATTCACGACGCATCGAGCGGCACGCATGGCAACGCGGAATCCCTCCGCAAGACCGCCGAGCTACTCGACGGAATCAGCGACAACATCGCAGAAATCTACGCCGGAAAAACCGGAATGGATAAAGAAGAAATCCGCGCAATGATGAAGCGGGAGACATGGATGAACGCAAAAGAAAGCATCGCCAACGGCTTTGTTGACGAGATCATCGGCGAGCAGGTTGACATTCGCCAAGAAAAAGCTGAATCTTCGCACATGAGCTTCCTCAATCGTCTCACCAATCCATCTTCCGAAGAGTCCATCGAGCGCATCGCTGCTCTTGAAGCTGACCTCAGCGCACAAGCTGCCGAGTTCCAATCAAAGCTCGACGCCGCCGAACTCGCGCTGCAAGAAGCCGCCGAGATTACCGCTGAAAACATCGAGCTGCGCATCAAAGCCGATCTAGTGCCAGCACTAGAAGCGAAGATCGCCGAGATGGAAGAGATCGCAATCATCACCGCCGAGAAGATCGACACAGCCGCCGCGCAAAAGCTGGCGAGCATGGGTCACGGCGAACCTCTTGATCTTGGCACCGTATCAGTCACCAACCAAGAAACCCTCTCCATCCTTGAGGTTTTCAAAGAGCTGAAAGGTGAAGAAGCAACCCGTTTTTACGAAGCAAACCGCAAGGCAATTCTTGCAGAACAGTCTCAAATCAACTCTTAATCAAATACCACTATGGCCTCTACATTCGTTGACAAAATCTACGTCCAAGAAGTTCTCCGCGCATTCACCGCTGGACTTCTTCCTCTCTCTGCCTTCACCCGCAGTTACTCCAATGAAGCTCGCCGCAAAGGTGACGCTATCATCATCCCTCGCGTTTCCGCACTGGACTCCACAACCTTTGCCTATGCGAACAACAGTGGCAGCCCATACGAAACCGAAGCTGGCACCATCGCCGCAATCACAGTCAACCTCGATCAACATCAAGTTGTTGGCGTTGACCTGACCGACATCCAGTATGCCACCTCCGGATCTGCTGACATCGCCAACTTCGCTGCCAACCAAGGCCGCGCACTTGCTCGCAAGTGTATGCAAAACGTGTTCAACGCACTCACCGTGGCATCTTTCGGCAGCCCTGCCGCAACTGCCGTAACCATCGGCGGAACTGGACTGGCTCAAATCCGCGCAGCACGCAAGACTCTCATCGGTCGCCAAGTGCCAATGGATGCAGTCTCGCTCGTTGCGAATCCAGACCTGCACTTCCAACTTGAAAGCGATGCGAACATCACGCAAGCCTTCCAATACGGTGGCAGCGAAGGCATCCGCGAAGCTCGCATTCCGCGCCTTCTTGGCATGGATGTCTATCAGACCAACCTCACCACCATCGGCGCCTCGCTCTCGATCATCGGCTTCCTCGCTCACTCCGACGCGCTGGCAGTCGCAGTTCGCCAGCTCCAGCCGCAGGACGGTGGCGAAAGCTACCTCGCAGTCGAAACCGTGACCGATCCAGAAACCGGACTCGGATTCACCTATCGCCGCCACTTCAACCCCGGCAAAGGTCGCCACTTCGCCAGCGTTGAGTGCCTCTTCGGTATGGCCGCCGCGCTCACCCTCGGAATCGGCCTCATCGCCCGCACAGACTAATTTCTTGGTGTGTTCATGTCCCATCGCCTCACCCTCAAAAGGGGTGGGGCTTTGTGGGCAAGGGGTATCCCCTCCCAAGAAATATGAAAATCAGCCTGTCGGTTATTACCGGAAACTGTGAGAAGGACGTTGAGCGTTTTCTGGATGTATTCCAGCCGCACTTTGACGAGATCGTGATGCTTCGAGCCATCGGCAACCAAGAGCCTGATGGGACGCTTGATATTGCAAAAGCTCGCGGCTGCATCATCAGCGAATATCACAACGCCCGCGACTGGCCGCACGTCGATGACTTCGCAGCAGCCCGCAACGGATCCGCCGCGCTTTGCTCTGGGGACTGGATCGTCTGGGCAGACATGGACGACACCGCCGAAGGGCTGGAGCACCTCCGCACCCTGATTGCCAAGCTGCCGGATGATGTCGGCATCCTAAGCATCCCCTACATCGTCAGTGACCAGGGCGTGATCGGCAACTTCCGCGAGCGTGCTTGGCGGAATAATGGCAACTATTCATGGAAAAACGCACTCCACGAAAACCTCGTCCAAGTCGCCGGCGAAACCGCTAAGCAATCCCAGTCGAACGATGCTCGGATCATCCACATACCGCGCCCGGATCGGGAATGCTCGAAAGACCGCAACCTGACCATCCTCGAAAGCATCCCGGACGAAGACCGCACCCACGCGCACACGTTCTATCTGATGATCGAGTATTCGAGACGGAAGGACGCACGCGCTATCGAGCTTGCCAGAGAGTTTCTCGACCACCCAGAAGGCGGTCTTGCCGAACGCTTTGAAACCTACATGACCCTTGCCGCCATGGCCGATGACTACGGCGACAAAGCCGCGATCTACACGCAGGCATGGACGGAAGACCCAAGCCGCGCCGAGCCGCTGTATGAGCTGACAGCCCTTTCCATGTCCTGCGACGAGCCGCAACGGGCGTTGAGCTACGCTCGCCACATGATGACGTGCAAGTTCCCCGAGAAGCCGTGTTGGAATCATCGGAAGATGTTCTACGGATTTTTCCGAGAAGACCTTTTCCTTCAATCCCTCCGCATGGCGGGGCGGGCGCTCGAATCAGACACCCGCCGCCACAACATGCTGGCGACCTCCGGCAAGACGACCATCAGCCTCCTGCATGCCACCCGTGGCCGCCCCATGCAAGCCGTTCGCACCCGCATGGAGTGGCTGCGCATGGCCGACCACCCGGAGCGCGTTGAGCATCTTTTCGCTGCCGACTACAACGACGAAACCGCCGAGGTCTTTGTCAGATTCCCCACCGCATTCCTCGCCGGTGATGGCGGACCAGTCGCCGCGTGGAATGCAGCCGCAGCCGCCAGCCGGGGCGATGTCCTACTGCAACTCTCCGACGACTGGAAGCCGTTCAGAGGATGGGACACCGCGATCCTCGCCGCCATCGGAGACACCAGCAAGCCCGCCGTCCTCGCTATCAGTGACGGCCACCGCACCGACGACCTGCTCTGCATGGCGATCCTCACCCGCGCACGATACGCAGATCAAGGATACCTCTTCCACCCTGAGTTTTTCAGCATGTTCAGCGACAACCACTTCACCGATCAAGCCTATGCCGACGGCGTGGTGATCGACGCAAAAGACATCGTGATCGAGCACATGCACCCGGCGTTTGGGAAGGGCGAGATGGATGAAACCTATGCCCGCAGCAACGCGCCCGAAAACTACGCCGCCGGGCTGGCAACATATCAACGACTGAAACCATGAGCGCCTACAACGACATCACCGGCGAGCCGATCCAATCAAAAGCCCTCAGCAAACAAGGGCGGGAAAACTGGGACAACATTTTTAAGAAAAAAACACATGAAACCGACACTCAGCATACTGACCCCGACGATACCGGGACGCGAAAGACAACTGCAAAGCCTCCAGTGGAGGATCGAGGAGCAGATCGGCGGGCAAGCCGTCGAGCACCTGATCCTGAGTGACAACCGCACCCGCAGCATCGGCGCGAAGCGGCAGTCACTGATCGACATCGCGCGGGGGCAATACATCGCCTTCGTGGATGATGATGACGACATCGCCGACTCCTACGTCGAGGAGCTGCTGACCGCCGCCGCCAGCGGTGCGGATGTGATTACGTTCCTCCAAGGGGCAACCTACAACGGCCAGCAAAGCGTGGTTGAGTTCGGCATCAACAACCAAGACGAGGCTTTCAAGCCCGGAGGCATCACCCTCCGCGCACCGTGGCACGTCTGCGCCTGGAAGCGCGAACGGGTGGATGAGTGCCTGTTCGGCGAGTCGAACTACGGTGAAGACAAAATATGGTGCTTGCAAGCCCGGCAGCGGATCAAGACGGGATTGCACATTCCGAAAATCCTGCACTTCTACCGCCACGACGCAGCGACCACCGCCGCGCCGGAGCCTGTTCGGTAGAGTTTTGACTTTCGCCCCATTTCCGGCAATCCTCAGCCATGTCCATTCTGAGTGATTTTATCGCAGCCGTTGCACCGATTGCACAAGCCGTCATCGGCACTGAGACGCTGGCGATCAACGGTGGCACGGCAATCGCCGGAACCTACAATGAAGCCCGCAACTCGCGGGACTACGAAGAGGGCGGTTTCGAGCGCGATGGCATGATGGACTTCGTGGTGCTGGCTTCCACCTTTGCAGCAGCTTACCCGGCAGTGACCACATCCTACCTCGGCAACAAGGCAGTCGGACGCAGCGAGACGTGGCGCATTTCCTCGATCAGCAAGGGCGCATCATTCGTTTCAATCGGGCTGGTTTCAACCAACAAATCGGCGTAAAAAACTCTTTACACGGGTAGGCAATGCCGATAAGTTTTCCCCGTGAACGAAATCCCCGACAAGATCACCGACTACTTAGCGTCCATCAAATACGATGGCGTGCGGGCAATCTGGACGGGATCGGAGTTCGTCACCCGCCACGGGAACATCCTCAATCCGCCCGCATGGTTCAAGGCAGGCATGCCATCCGTTCGATTGGACGGCGAGCTGTGGATGGGCAACGGCACGTTTGCCGAGCTTCAATCCGCGATGCAGCGCAAGGGCAGCGATTGGGCTGGCATTCGCTTTATGATCTTCGATATGGCCGTTCTCCGCGTTACGACAATCGACCGGATCAAGGCTCTCGAAAAGCTCACCCTTCCCGCTCATTGCACCGTCATCAGCCATGCACCGCTAGACGATCATGCTGAGCTTGACGAGATGGAAACCGACATCGTAGCACGCGGCGGCGAAGGCATCTGCCTGCGCCACAAGGATGAGTTTTACCGCCCGAACAACTTCATCAAGATCAAGCGTCTTTTCCCTGACCTCGACCGCTGGCAGGGTTGATCTTTACTTTCGCCTGCCATCGGGCAAAGGTGCGAAATGCTAACCGCCAACGCTGACACTTTAGGGATCGCCCGCCAAATGCGCGCGCTTGCCAAGGTTTTTGGCGAAAGCAACGAATCCGCAATTTGTCGCTGGGGTGTAGCAACATGCCGCGACCTAACAAAACGCACCCAAGCATGGGGCGACGATACCAAGGCAAAAGAGAAGCAGATTACAGCGATAAAGAAAGATGCCAACAAGGCCGTTTTCGTGGTTGATCGAAAAACCTACGTCAACGGAGTGGCGAGCGGCAAGCTGTCTGGTCTGGTAATCAGCGGCGAGCTTGTGACTTTCACACCAGATCGGATACTAAAAACGCCGCAGGAAGTGGTTGATTTTATCGACGTAAACCGGACGAATAGGCAAGGCCGCGTTCCGACTATGAAGCGCAACATGAAGGGCATTACATCACGCCCGTCTTTCAACGGAGCAATCCGAATCAAGGCGAAAAAAGCCGGAACCGCCAAGGGCGGCTGGGTGGGCGCAGGTAAAGCAATCGGCGCAAAACAGCGCAAAGGCTCGCGGATCACCATCGGCAAGGACGTGGCTGGCTATGCGCACAAGTTCCAGACAGGCGGCACAGCGACCCTGCAACGCGACACTTGGAACCCGATTGGAAAGATCATCAATAACGTGTCGTATGTCTCGACGGATTACGTCCTAAAGGCATCTGACGCATCCAACGCCATAAACACCGGCGGGCGCATGACGATCAAGTGGTATGAATCCGCAATGGCAGCAAAACTAAAACGAAAAGCACGATGAACACCGACAAACTACTGGACGCATGGAAAAGATGGATCCAACGCGGGACAACCCTTCCCGTTGCGATGCGCGACACCGAAGATGACAAGGCATACCCCGGCGTTTACATCGAGGGCGATTCTGTCAGCCGATTTGATTCTGGCGGAGTCATGGACAGCGGCGCCTTCACGGTCGAGTGGGAGACGAAGCTCGTGACGACCCCAGGCGACACAGCGCAGGTCGCAACGACCAAGGCCGAGCATGACATCCTCCGCAACAGCCTAGCATTGCAGGTGCAATCCGCAGACGCTGAATCGTGGATGGATTCGCAGCTCGGCATCCGCGTATTTCAGCTATTGATCGACGCGCCGATCACCTCGGAAGAAGGCGGGTATCGAGTCACGACTTGGAAGGCAACCGCGATTGCCTGCGAAATTTGACTTTCGCCACGATTCGCGGGATTCTTTGCACATGGCCGCGCGCAACTTTTCCCTCACTCGTTTCGGAACCGTCGATGAAACCTCCGCTACTGGTCTTTTCCTTGGCGAAATCACTTATGATTATCAGTCTGACAAAGTGGACGTAAAAAACCACATCGGCTCGACCGTAGGTTTCACGCTCGCCGATCCGAGGACTGACATCAAAATGTCCGGCGTTGTCACCACCAAGACAGCAGGCATGACCCCTTCCATTGCATCGGTGCTGACACTCCTGAATAGCAGCAACGATTCGCTGAACCTGAACACCAAGGGCATCTTCGGATCTGCCGTCGGTGGGGCTGGGGTCGTCGTTTACGCAGCCTCTCTGAAGCGTGTAAACAGTGATTTCGAGACTGGTGACATTTCCGCGATCTTTCACCCCGAAGTTGCAACTGGCTCTCCTGTTTCGCTGACCTAAGGATTCCAACCCCATGAAATATGACACCGCAACTTTCGACCCATCGCACGGGTGACATCAACTTTTTCGCCGCGTGCATGAGCATCGGCATAGCACCGTGCTTTCCTGAGCCTGCCGAGGTCATCCAATCGGATGACGGGCATGACTACCTTTCGTTTCGCCTCAATTCCGTTTCGGAATGCGGCAAGTATGATACGAGGGAGATCAGCAAGGCGTGGAAGAATCCCGACGAGTTCAAGCGGGAATTTCCGTCACATCCATTCGGCACGGTCATGGATTTCTCGAAATATGCCCGCGGTGCAAAGTCGCAAGCAGACTGGATCGAGAAAGGGGCGGCGTTCCTTGGCGTTTCGCGGGACAGCATTCGCAAGGATGTGAACCGCGTCTCAGCCTTGGAGCACGAGCTGCCCGAATCGCCATTGACGTATGTCATCTGCTACATCGTCAACCGCTGGGCGGCAGTTGACTGGGCGAAAAACTCAATACCCAAAACATTCGTCAACGCCGGGGCATCCATCGTGATGCTCGATGGCAACCTGCCGAAATCAAAACAGCTCCAACTCCTTTCCTACTTATGAAATCGAAACCAGCATACGCACAACCGCAGACCATCGCCGGACACAAAGCGCACCCCTGCGCATACGGTCACATCCACTGGCTCACCGAGCGCAAGAACCCGGTGATGACGCAGAAGGGCAACGTAGACGATTACGCGCTCGCCGAAATCTGCTTCGCGTTCACCACCGATCCCAAGACGCTTCAGGGCATCAAGGGGGTGGCAGCAAAGGCTCGCGTGACAACTTTCCTCATGGAGTCAACAAGCCGCTCTCTAGTGGCGCTCTGGACGCACGCAAGCAAGGAGATCGAATCCTACTTCGCCAGCATGACAGTCCCAAAAAAAGCCCCGGCGCAGGCAGCCAAAAGCCGCAAGCCTGCGACCCGTGCGCGGAAGCGGTAATCATCTACACCCTCGGCAAATGCAACCTCACCCGCGATCAAATACTTTACGAACTGCCAGCCGAGCTGGTGAACCAACTCATGTCCTGCGCATGGATCGAAGCCGGGCGCGAGATCGAATCAATCGAGCAGCGCGGCAAGGCGAAATCTGAAATCATCGAGAAGTTCAACGCGATAGCGAAACGACCGAAACCAAAATTCAACTTCTAAACGACCATGGCGATCAGCACCACATTTACCCTCAAATTCGCGGGAGCCGCCGTCGAGCGCGGGCTGGCTCGCGTGCAATCTGCTTTCAAGTCACTTGGCGGAGTTGCCATGCGCATCGGCAAGAGCCTGGTTTCACCTTTCGCCGGAATAGCGGCAGCGGCTGGCGGATTGCTTGCAGCAGGCACATTGTTGCGGACAGCGGTTGAATTAAACGCAATCGGTGAAGCCGGAAGGGCAGGTGACAGGGCGCTGGCCAACGTCACAAAACAAATGGGACTTTTCGGCAGTGAAGCGGATGATGTGACAAAACGCCTCATAGATTATGCCGACGCGACATCAAGGATGACCGGGGTTGACGGCGAGTCAATAGGAGTTGCGCAAACAAAGCTGATGACCTTCAAGGAACTCGCAAAAAGTGCTAACGTAGCAGGAGGCGCATTTGACCGCGCAACCATGGCGGCGATTGACATGGCATCGGCTGGATTCGGGTCTGCTGAAACCAATGCCGTGCAACTCGGCAAGGCACTAAACGATCCGATCAAGGGCATCAATTCGCTCACCCGCAGCGGGATCACTTTCACAGCGCAGGAAAAAGCTAAAATCAAAACGCTGGTAGAATCAAACCAAATGCTAAAGGCGCAGGGCATTATCCTCAAATCGATTGAAACGCAGGTCGGCGGAACAGCGGAAGCATCTGCAACATCCAGTGGCAAAATCACAGCGTCATGGCAGCAAATCAAGGATGCGTTTGCCGAGCCGTTTTCGATGGGCATCGACTCAATACCCGGAGCACTTGAAAGCGCCTTCCCGAAAATCATAGCCAAGGCCGAAGAGCTGGGAAAACTTATCGGCACCTCGATTTCCGACGCGGTGAACGGCGATACTCAACGGCTCATTTTGGTTGGAAGCCTTATTGGCGACCTAATAAAAGAAGGATTGAAATTATCCCTTAGGGGAATGACAGACATCGCAGGGCAATTTTACCTTGAAAAGCTTGAATCACAAAAATACAACCCTATAAGCGAAATATCCAGAAATTTGGGATTGGCGGAAAAACACAAGTTAGGCGCCGAATACCAAGGGAAAAAAGCCATCCGTGAATCAATTGAATCAATAAGTAAAAAATATGCCGAAGCTCTAGCATTTATCCCACAAAAGCAAGGACCACATCCGACCATGCGGGGCATCAGCTACGCCCCAGCCAGCCATCCTTCCAGAATGGTTGACGAAAAAGGACATCGAATCATGTTCGACATCAAGACGGGCATCGACGCACTCAATCAAAAACTCGCACCCCAACCATAGGTCATGGCACTCAATCAATTTCTAAGCTCGGCAATCAAGCTGGTTCCGCAAGCCGGATTCTCCATTACTTCAACGGAAAACGGAGGCATCGAGGCGCAGCAAGACGTGCTAATCCGCACCGCTGACCTTTCGACCACAAACGCGTTCAAACGCGGCGCAAGATGGGACAGTATATT